CTTGATGACCAACGGCGAGCAGATAGAGCACCCGGCTGTCCAAGTGCAAGTGCGCGGGCATGAGTATACTCTTGCATGGGAGAAGATGGATGTAGTCAAGCTCGCACTTGACGGCGCGCGGAACGTTTCTGTTGTGCCGGCCTCAGACGAGGCTTACATTCTGCAAAACGTTTCCCGTAGCGGGCCAGTGCTCCCAATGGGTTCGGATGACGTAGGCGACCGACATTATTTCGCAGTCAATGCAACCATAACAATGACGGAGGAAGAATAACATGAGCCGAAGATATGATGATGGATTCTCAACACTGATCACGCTGTCGCTTTTGCCGGCGGTGAAGCTGTATGAAAAAGATGTCACTCCCCCTGGCGTTACCGCAGGAGGACCGATTGACACGACAACGATGCGCAACACAGCTTGGCGCACCATGTCCCCGCGCCAGCTTAAGACGCTCTCGCCCATTAGCGCGACGGTGGCTTTTGCTTTTGAGGCACAGGGGCAGATACTGAACATCGTCGGGCGCAACCAGTTGATCACGGTAACGTTCCCTGACAATGCAACCGTAACGTTCTATGGCTGGGTTGAAGAATTCACGCCTGGCGCTTTCACGGAAGGTGAACAGCCGACAGCAACGCTGACCATTCAGCCAAGCAATCACAACAATGCCGGCGTGGAAGTCGCACCTGATTACACTGGCGGCTCGGGTTCGGAATAAACTAAACAGAAAGACCAAGGAGAAACATGAAAGACCTAAACTTCAAACTGTCTATCAACCGGCGCCCCGTGATTTTGGAAGATCACGAGGGCAAGTCCATCAATCTGGAATTGCGCGAGCTTTCCGCCGCGTCGCGCGATCGTTACATGGATCGGCTCACCGAACGGATGCGCATTGGTCCGGACGGTAAGCCGGCTGGTTTGAAACGCTATGAGGGGTTGAAAGCCGACCTGCTCTCGCAGGCGCTGTTCGACGAGAAAGGGGAGAACGTCCCGCAGACTACCATTCAAACGTGGCCGGCCAACGTGGTGGGTATGCTCTTCGACGCTGCGCAGGAAATGAACCATCTCGACAAGGAAGAAGCGAAGAAAGAGGGAGAGCCGGCAAAAAACGACTAGAGGGTGAAAGGCTGGCATGGTATGAAGTTGCCTTTCACCTCAAGATTCCAGTTGTAGAGTTGCGTGAGCGTATAACTCACACTGAGTTTCTAGACTGGTTGGAATACATCAAACGAGACCAGGGGCGCCGTAAGAAGGAAGAGTATTACTTCGCGCAATTGGCTGCGGAATTCCGACGGACGATGGTGAAGAATCCGAAGTCGGTGAAAATGGAAGACTTCCTGTTCAATCCTCCGACACCGGAGGTAGAGCGGATGAAGAAGTCAAAGAGCACTTGGTTGAAAGCCCTGCAAGTGCAGGCACCGGAGGAGAACTAAATGGCGATTGTCTCAGCAGCATTAGGGGCGGCAGGGATGGGTGGAGGCGGTGGCGGAGCTCTCGGAACGCTCTTCGTTCGATTAGCCGCCGACTCCACCCAGCTCGAGAGAGGGATGGCCAGTGCCGAAAAGTCCGTCAAGCTTGGCGGTGTTGCTATCATTGGCGCGTTAGCCGCAGTGAGTGCGGCGGCGGTAAACGAGTTCATGAAGTTCGAGTCCTCGTTTGCTGGTGTGCGCAAGACCGTCAATGCCACTGAGGAGGAATTCAAGCAGTTCGAAGCCACGTTCCGGAAGATGGCTTTGCAGATGCCGGTTAATGTCAACGAGATCAATAAGGTAGCAGAAGCAGCCGGTCAGCTTGGCATTAAGAATCAGAACATCGTCTCATTCACCAAAACGATGTTGGACTTGGGTGTGGCCACCAACCTTACTTCCGACCAAGCTGCCACTTCACTTGCGCGTCTGGCCAACATCACCCAGATGCCGCAAACGGAATTCGACAAGCTAGGCAGCACCGTAGTCGCACTCGGCAACAAACTCGCCACCACAGAAGCTGAGATTGTGGCTATGGCGATGAGGCTCGCCGGTGCCGGACACCAGGTAGGCATGTCGGAAGCCGAAATTGTCTCGTTATCGGCAGCGTTGTCCAGTGTTGGCGTGCAAGCAGAAGCCGGCGGCACAGCCATTAGCACTGCCATGATCACAATGGCCAAGGCCGTTGCCACTGGCAGTGAGGAGTTGGGATTCTTTGCGGCGGTCAGTAACCAAACGTCTGAAGAGTTTAAGGCGTCTTTCGGCAAAGACGCTGTTGGCACAATCGTTCGTTTCATCGAAGGATTGGGCAAGGCATCGAAAGCGGGCCGCGATGTCTTCACAGTGATGGACCGATTGGGATTGGACGGAGCGCGCATGACCGATGTGGTGTTGCGTGCGGCCGGTGCCGGTGACTTGTTTGCAACTAGCATCAAGACTGGCACAGAAGCGTGGAAAGAAAACAATGCCCTCACTGAGGAGGCAAACAAGCGCTATGCGACGTTGGAATCCAGTCTCACGATAACAGCCAACCATTTCAGAGAGATTCTCATTACCATTGGTGAAGGCATGGCGCCTGCCGTGCGCGACTTGAATACTGCGTTGCAGGAGATGACAAAAGCCAACTCTGCTGCGAATGAATCGTGGAAGGAAACAGGACGCGTGTTAGGTGGGGCGCTCATGCTCACGTTCAAGAGCTTAGTGATGATTTGGGAAGGCTGGCGCGACCTGATCAAGGTAGTAGCTATTTCCATGTTGGCTGTGGCTGAAATGCAACTTCGGCAGTGGCTTCCGGCGATAGAAATCCTAGAAAAAGCGTTTGGTGGTTTTCTTAAACTGGCCAACGATGGGATGAACACTCTCATCAAGCAGGTTAACCAAATCATCCTGGCATTTCCGGAAGTGACTGGCAGCATGAAGTTGCTGAGGCCGATAAACTTCGACATAAAAACTCCTGTTGATTCGGACAAAGTCAAAGAGTGGATTACCACATTGCAGTTGGCGCGCAAAGAGTTGACTGATGGTTTGGTCAAATCGGTGATGGGTGCGGGAGAGGCTGTTACCAAAGAAGTAGAAGTCATCGACACCAAGTTCGAGGAGATGGCTACTACAATTGGTGGCCAGATTACTACCATCGACAAGCAGGTTGACCGGCTGAAGATGAAGATGGATTCCGACCTAATGTCGGCCACGCTCAAAGAGATTGGCAAGCCTGATGACAGCTTCTTAGGCAACGATCCGTTCATGGGGCAGCTTTCGTCGCAGGACAAGGAGATCACTGCCATCGAAGCCAAGCTGAAGAAGATTGAAGAGCTAAATCAGAAAGAGCTGGACCTTACGGCGGACGTGCAGAAGCAGAAAGAGGCTGTTGTCGAGGCTTACAACAAACGCCTGCACGATCTGATGATGGCACAGACTTCGATAGTTCTCTCGTCCTATGAGAATGCGTTTGGACAAATGGCCGACGCAATGCGTGGATTTCAAGGAGAGCAGAGCGCAATCTACAAAGCCATGTTCATCGCCTCCAAAGCGTTTGCCATTGCTGATGCGTCCGTGAAGATTGCGCAAGGTGTGGCGAATGCGCTGTCCTTGCCCTGGCCCGCTAACTTAGCGGCGGTTGCTTCGGTGATTGCGGCTGCGGCCAATATCATATCCTCAATCAGCAGTGTGAACCTCGCACTGTCCGGCGAGAAAGCCGTTGGTGGTGGCGTGCGCGGCGGTGGGCGTTATCTAGTAGGTGAGCGAGGACCAGAGGTGTTCTCCCCTGCATCCAACGGAAGTATCATTCCAAACAAATCGTTGGGCGGAGAAGTGAGAGTCGAAGTAAACAATTACGCAGGCGCCCAAGTAGAAGTGGGAGAGCGCTCGGATGGCAATCAACGTGTGGTTGAAGTGGCCATTCGCCGCATCAAGACAGAGATGGGAAGCGAGATTCGTGACGGACGTGGCGACCTTGTGAAAGCCATGGAACAGAGTTACGGCTTGCGACGTGGCAAGGGAGGCGCCGCTCAATGACGTTGTCGTTAGACGTGGCGTGGCCGACTGACCTGCCATTGCCCTCGATTGAATACGGGGCTGGTCCGATCAACGCTACGCTTGTCAGCTCTCCTAAGTTGATTGCTACGTTGCGGCGTTCCCGCTTCACCAAGTCTTACTCACAGCTTGCGGTCACGTGGATGCTCACCAGTGCCCAATACGTGGCTTTCAAAACCTTCTTCCGTGACACATTAGGAAATGGGGTGGCATGGTTTCCGTTGGAATTGCGTTATCCTATGAATTCTGCACTCACCACTTGGGTTGTGCAATTTGCAGGAGCTCTTAGTGTTACCTACATGGAGGGCTTGTGGCAGGTGCAAGCTCGCATACAGTTGATCAACGAAGTTGATATATGAATGTCAGTCCAAAGGAGCAACTAGCAACAATTAACCGGATTCGCACATCTTTGAAAGGAGCACCACTGAATGTTCTCCTGGTTGAGGATGATGAAGGGGATGCGTTTATTACGCGTCGTGTTTTGAATTCCAAGAACGTAGAAAACATCGCGTGGGCAAAGACGGTGAAAGACGCCTGTGACATGTTTCGGCAGGCTGAATTTAAGCTGGTGTTTTTGGATTTGAAACTGCAAGAAGGAACCAGTGGATTGGACTTGATTAAGACGCTCAAAGAAACGCGTCCTGATTCATGGGTGATTGTGCTTTCCGGTGCTTACACAGAAGACAGCGATGAGTGCAAAGAGGCTCTCCGTTTGGGAGCGTTTGCTATCATGCTCAAACCCTTAACCCCAGAAAAAGTCGAGTTCATCCTTGGAAACCCGTAATGGACAACGAAGCGATTGTAAAAGCCCTAGACGATTTGCGCGGCGAGGTGAAGGAACTTCGTTTGCACATCGTCGGCGATAAAATCCAGAAGATCACTGGCGTGGTGGATATTCTGGAAACACATCGCAAGGAGATTTACGGGGACGAGGACACGCGCCACGTCGGGCTGAAGCAGTTGCAAGAAACGGATCGTGCTCGCATTGTGTCACTCGAAGGCGACCGCATGAAAGTTATGGCGGTGGCCACAGCGGCTTCCTCGGTAGTTGCAATCGTCTGGATACTCATCAAAGCATTCTTCTTAAAATGAACCCAACCATATTCAACCTTCTGATTGTTGCGGCACTCATCCTTGCGGTGATTGCCATGGTGCGTCCTATTCATCCGCTGTTGGCACTGTCGGTCCTGTTGATTGGACTGGCTGCACTGCTCGACAGACGCCGACAATAGATTTATGACAAAGATCAGACTACTCGTTGGACTGTCAGTGATGGCAGTGTTATTCACCGTTTCATCGTTGGCGCAAACTAACGACGGGACAAACTCCATTCCAGGCATTGGTGATGTCGCACACGATGCGCTGCCAACTACGAAGGAGGATTACTGGAAGTGGGCAGTGGCAGCGATTGTTCCAGCGATTGTATTGGGCATTCGCAAGATCGCACCGAGCATTCCAAAAGGTATGCTGCCAATCATCACTCCAATACTGGGCTTGGCGCTTGGTTATGGACTGAAGCGACTCGGCATGACCAACTGGGGTTGGGTAGATATGACGCAGGCTGGAGCGCTCGCTGTGTTTGTGCGCGAGGTGTTTCACCAAGTAACCACAGGTGGCATGTCAGAGCCGGCCGGAAAGAAGTCCCTGCCGGCGGCAATAAAGCCGAATTACCCAGGCGCAATTTGATTTAGACGGACAGTGGGGAATGAAACGGTGGGGTGATGCTTCGCTCCACCGTTTTTTATTGGTTGCAGTCAAAAAACTGAGGTGTTAGAAGTTTGCTATGCGTATCTTATCAACGATCCTCTGTTCGGTTCTGTTACTAACTTCAATTCCAGTTTTCACAAGTTGCGGCACTTTTGGTGGAGGAGACAAGATTGCTCCAATCGCCGAAGGCCAAGACTCTATCGTGGTGAACGCGGAGCGCGCTCAGCGTAGCACTTTGGACATCTATGACCTCGTCACTCAATGGGAATTCAAAAACCGCGCCACACTTCCAGCGGAGGTAAGCCGTGCGGTTGATGCATTCCGAAAGGAATTCCCGCCAGCCTGGAAGCAAAGTCGCCGCGCTCTCGCCGATTACAAGAAACAAAAAGGACCAAACTCCACGGACGTAGAACGAATTACGTCGGCCTTGCTTGTTGCTCAGGCGAATCTCTTGCAACTGCGTGATGGTGCTTCGGCGACCGATGCGACGCGGGCGATGAACGCGCTCGGCCAGCTCATCAGTTCCATTCGTGTTGTTTTCAATCGAACCCCATCAACCACAACGTCGACTAACCGATAAATCATATGGATTACTTTGCACTTGCCTTACAGGCTCTCGAAGCCGCCGCTGCCGCTGCTGACGCTCTTGCGAAAGCCAAGGAATTGGCGCGCATCATGAAAGAAGCAGCTCAGCAAACAAGTGAGCTGACACAGGAACAGAGCGACCAGCTCGACGCGAAGGCTGACGCGATCTTCGCTGGCCCGGCCTCACAGTCAAGCGGGCGATAATTAAAGACCCTGGTTCTAGAAGCGGGCTAGGGCACCTCACTACCGCAGGCGGCACACGGCGCTTGCGGTAGTTTTTGTTTCCGCGCTTGTCCTTCCTTCTTAAGCCCTTTACCTTCCGCAAAGTGGATAGCGATTCAATATACTGGCCAGACACTTTGCCATCGCCGGGTGTTGATCCGAAGTTACTAAACAGTCCACGCACAGAGCCTACGCAATTTGATTCAGGTCGCACGCGCACGCGCCGGCAGGCTGAGGACTTGTGGGAGATCATTGAAGTTCAATGGAACT